CAGAAAGAAAAGTATTTTATGTTGATGTTGGAAACATCCCTCCCACTGAAGTCGAGCAGTTTATGCAACGATTCATGACTTCAATGAAGAGAAATCAAGTTATTGACCCAGCAAGCGGCCAAGTCGACTTGCGATACAACCCAATGTCAATTGAAGAAGATTATTATGTACCTATCCGTGGCGGCGTCCAAACTAAAATTGAAAATCTTAACGGCGGCTCCTATACAGGCGATATCGACGACGTAAAATACCTAAGAGACAAGATGTTCTCTGGCTTAAAGATTCCCCAAGCTTATTTAACTTATGGCGAAGGTGCCGAAGAGAAAGGAACCCTAGCTCAAAAAGACATTCGTTTTGCCAGAACAATCGACAGACTACAAAGATGCGTTCTCGCAGAACTCGAAAAGATTGCCGCTGTCCATTTATATGTTCTGGGATTTAGAGGAGAAGATCTTTTGAAATTCCAGCTTAAACTCAACAACCCATCAAAGATTGCGGAAATGCAAGAACTGGAACACTGGAAAACTAAGTTTGATGTGATGACTTCAGTTCCTGAAGGCTTCCTTAGCAAACGATGGATCGCAGAAAATATCTTTGAGCTTTCTGACGAAGAATATATTCGCAACCAACGAGAGCTTTTCTACGACAAACAAGTTGCTCAAGAGCTTGAAAACGCTGGAGCCGCACCCGAAGGCGGAATGGCCGGTGGCGGAGGCGGAGGTATGGGTGACCTCGGCGGAGATATGGGCGGAGATATGGGCGGAGATATGGGCGCTGATATGGGAGGTGAGATGGACTTAGAAAGCGCACCAGATGAAGGCGGAGCAGAAGGCGCACCCGAAGAAGCCGGTTCCCCCGAAGGCATGATAGCCGCTCCTCCCGCCGAGGGAACCCCTCCTGGTAAGCGTGACGACGGCTATCCACAAAAATGGCGCGATGCCAAGACTGGAGACACGATCACTAGAAGATCAAAAGGAAAGGCTTATTCCCCCAAGAAAGGTGATGACAGACCTCGCGGAGCTAGAAGAAGAAGCTGGAAGGCCGAAGCCTCACATGAAATGGCAAGATTGCCAAAAAGACAAGTCTTTAACCACCTCTCATCAGACGCCGCAGAATTATTAGGTCTCAATAAAGGAATCTTTGAGAATAAAAATACTAATTATGAAGATGAAGAGCGCAAACTCTTTGAAGTCAATGAAAGCGTTAAAAAATTGTTTGATGACCTGGAGCAATTAGAAGATGAATAAACATAACAAAAAAAGAAATACTGGTTTTATTTACGAGGCTTTGATTAGAGAAGTTATCAAGCAAACGATCAACGAAAGCAAGGACAAGCGAGATATAGCGGTCTCCTTATTGAAAAAACACTTCAACAAGAGAAGCGTCCTCTATAAAGATCTTGTATTATATAAGACACTTGCCGAGACTAAGAATGTAAACGAAAGGTTTGCTTCAAAATTACTTAAGGAAACTCTCTCAAGCAGGTTTGGGATTGACAAGAGAGAATTGTTCAAAGAGCAAAGCCATGTCATCTCCCAGATTAACAAAAAGATTTCAAAATCAGTTTTTTCTAATTTTGTTCCATCTTATAAGTTTCTGGCAAGTATCGGTCAACTTTTTAATGATGAACTCAAGCCAACGGCTAAAGTTTTGCTAGAAGAACAGATCATTAACAATATGATTTCTGAAGATTCTTCCAAACCCGTGAAAGAAGTAAAAATAAACAATTCAGTTATTAATACATTTGTGAAGAGGTTCAACAAAACCTACAGCAAAACTCTTTTATCGGAACAGAAGGATCTTCTCAATAAATATATTAAATCGTTTTCAGATGACGGCCTCGAATTTAAAATTTACTTAGATCGCGAAATTGGCAGACTAATTGAAACACTAGAAATCAATTCCAAAGACAAAGAAGTTCTAAAAGACGTTAGTATGAAAGAAAAATATGGCAAAGTTCTTGAGTTTCTTAAGAGCAGTAGTAAAAGTCCCCTAAATGAGACATTTATATATAAGATCACACAGATTCAACAATTAATAAAAGAGATCTCCACCAATGATTAAAATTAAAATTGATGATCCTATAGATGCCAAACTACGACTAAAAGCCAAGAAGAATATCGCTGGAGATATTGTTATTCTTGACCATCCAGATATCGATATCATGATTTCACCTGACGAAAATCGTGTCCTCACGTTTCCCAAAAAAGAATATGCGGATCACATTTATGCCCTCCAGTCTCGCCTGTTTGACTTCCTCACAAGAAAGGGAATTTGTAAACACGGCTCTGTTCGATCCTCAAACGTTTTTGGTTCGTTACAGGGAACAATGTTGGCCGACAAAGTAAGTCAACCAGCGGTTGATCCCACTCATATTGCCATTTATTTGATCACCAAGTTTCTAAAAGATGAATTACACTTTGGTGATATTGTAGACGACTATCAGGATTCTTATGAAAAAGAACTCACGAAGCCGCCAGACGACGAAACCACAGAACTTGGTAAAGTTCCCCACGACCCCCACAAGGGAACGAACTATTATGGCAGTTCTCCCACTGGCGGCAGCGGCAACAACGCCTTTGGTATGTTCCAGGAAAAAGTAAACAAGTAAAAATGGAATTAGTTTATTTTATTTTAGCTGCGTATGGCCTTACACAAATTCTCGTTTGTGGACCAATATTCAACAAGATTCGCCCCGAGAGAACATGGCTTAATGGTTTTGGCAAGTTATTTCATTGCCCTATGTGTATGGGCTTTTGGGTTTCTATCTTTTTGTTTTGTATAAATAAATACACAGAACTATTTACATTTGAGTATAATTTAGCCAATTTACTTATTTTAGGATGCTTAGGCTCAGGCACAAGTTATCTTATAAGTGTCTTGGTAAACGACTTTGGTTTCAAAGTCTATCATAAAAAAGAAGGTGATCAAAATGTTCTTTAAAAAATGGAAGCTTCAACCAGTTCGACGCTGTTGTAGCGGATCTTATATCATGCGGAGTGAGACCGCAATCAAGGAATGACAATGAGTCAAGTTTTACTGAGAGAGTTTTTTGAATTAAAATGTGATGACCGTGGCTGTCAAGATTTATTGAATGAATCTGAGAAAAGAATGGTCACTGAAGGCTTTCTTGTGTTTCCAGCAAAGCTTCAACAAGCTGACGCGAAAAATGGCAACGGAAGAACCTATCCCCTCGACGTCCTAAGACGAGAAATCGAAAATTACCAGAAACTTGTTAAAGATAATAGAGCACTTGGCGAATGCGACCATCCTGATGATTCAGTCATCAATTTGAAGAACGCATCTCATATGGTCACAAGAATTTGGTGGGACGGTGATGACGTCATCGGAACCATTAAAGTGCTACAAACGCCCTCTGGCAAAATATTGCGTGGACTTTACGATAGCGGAGTAAAGTTTGGTTTTTCCTCAAGAGCGTTAGGCTCTCTCAAAGAAGGAAAAGATGACTCTGGCGATTCTGTTCAAGTTGTCCAACCAGACCTACAATTGATTTGTTTTGACGCAGTTTCCGAACCATCTGCTCCTGGCGCTTATATGCTGGAGCCTGGAACGATTAGCATCAAAATGAACGAGAGTCAAGGCATTGTCAACGGGCACTTTACAAGAGGTGACCGTATCAATCGCGCCCTTAACGCTATTAAACTAGGATAATCTATGAAAAAATCAGATCTTAAGAGAGTTTTAAAACCTATTGTAGAGGAATGTATAAAAGACGTCCTTCTTGAAGGCGGTCTCCTTTCCAACGTTATTTCGGAAGTGGTAAGAGGACTAAACTCCAACGTCATTGTGGAGAAGAAAGTTGTTGATAACCGAGAACTTGACGCCCAACGACTACAGATCCTCGAAGAAAAACAGCGGAGACTAAAAGAACAAAAGCGAAAAATGCTGAACGCCACAGGCTTCGGAGCAGACATTTTCGAAGGAACCGAACCGATTTCTCAAGCTGGCGCTCCTGATTCGCAGGGACAAGGCGGCGCACTCGCAGGCGTAGATCCAAATGACGCTGGAGTAGATCTGAGTGGCATTATGGCCGTCTCAGGAAGAAGCTGGAAGGATATGATTTAGGAGCTTATATGTCTAGAGCAGTGAGAGCAGAAGTCAGACCAAAGTTTAGAGACGAAACTCTCGATAGACTCATCAGGCGCTTCAACAAAAAAGTAAAAAAAGAGCGCATTATAGAAAGGGTCTTAGAAAATCGTTATTATGAAAAACCCTCCGATAAGCGCAGAAAAGAAAGGCGAAGAAGAAGAAAAGTGATCGAAAAACTTCATCGTCAACGGAACACCTATAAAGAACCCTAATAAAAAATGGTATTTATGGTTACTTTAAACTAATTAGTCATAGCGAAAGGAGCTAATTTATGTCTTCAATGTTAGAACAAGCCATTATCGATGCAAAAGAATTGAAAGAGGCCGCGCAGCAGAACGCGCAAGAGGCCATTATAGAGAGATATCAAAAAGAGATAAAAGATACTGTTGATAAAATTCTTGAGCAGGAAGATCCCATGGCAGAATTAGCCGGAATGGGCGCTGAAGGCGGCGGAGATCCTATGGCAGAAATGGGCGGTATGGAAGGCGATACAGGAGAAGGCGGCGTAGAAGAAAGCGAAACATCAGCCGACGTAACTTCAATTCTTGAGCAACTCCCTTTCCTACAAACCACTAACGAAAAAGATTATGTTGATCTGAACCTTACCAAGCTAGAAGAAAACTTATTTTCCGCAGCCGAAGAAATTCTTTTTGAAGGAAATCCGCTTTTTGAAGATGACGTCCTTGAAGAAGATGACGTACTAGAGGTTATTGACCTCGAAGAAGGCGATCCTCTTGATGAAGACTTTGACGTTGTTTCTGAAGAGTTCAATCTTTTTGACGAAGAACTCACTATCGACGAAGACATTTACGATTCAGCATTGGCCCAAGAAGGCGTTGAATTGATAGATGAAGACGACGACGGAGACGGCGGTTTGTACGAAGAAGAAGACGAGAGCCGCACTCCCGCCTATGATTTCGGTCCCGAGGGAGCGATTGAGGGCTGGGCCGGTGAATTCCAAAGAAGCGCCGAGAAGGTGACACAGGCTGAAGTGGACGAGATTAGGTGGCGCGCCGAACAAAAACGCCGTCGGGCCGCTGCCGCTGCCGCTACAGCAAAGCCTATGTTTGAAGATGACGATCTCTATGAAGAAATAGATTTGTTTGAGGCGGAAGTCGATTCTGAACCAAAGAATTACAAATGCCCAGATGGCTCTTTTGCCCATAGCGCAAAGGATTGCCGGTCCGCTAGTGGCGATCTTGAAGGAGAAGTCCATTTCGAGAACAAAAGAAAGAACAAAAACCTTATCAAAGAACAAAAAAGACTCAATGGCAAAGCCCAGCGATTAGAGAAAAAAGTTGATAAGTATGGCACAATCATTAATAAGCTTAAAAACGAGCTTAATGAAAGTAATTTGCTAAATGCTAAGTTACTATATCAAAATCGTATTTTAGATAGTGTCTCCCTGAATGAGCGGCAAAAGGATAGAATTGTTGAAGCTATACAAAATACCAATTCAGTTGAAGAAGCAAAGGTAATCTTTGAAACTCTTCAAAGTACAGTGGGAACTGCCAATCGGCATAAAGTTCCAGAATCACTGAACGAAGTAGTCACTCGTAGCTCTTCAGCATTCCTTCCTCGTAAAGAGGAGAAAAGAAAGGATAATGATCCTTTTGCCGAGAGAATGAAAGCTCTCGCTGGACTTAAATAATTAAATAAACATTACAAAAAGGAGTTAATAAAATGTCCATTTTACAAAAACTTACAGAAGGTATCGTTTCACGCGATATGAGTAAGGAAGGCGCTGCTCTACTAAATAAATGGGAGAAAACAGGTCTTCTTGAGGGTTTGGAAGCCGATCATAGTCGCACGACTATGGCTCGATTGCTTGAAAACCAAGCCAAAGAGCTTCTTCGCGAAGCTGCTACTGCCATGAGCAGTGGTGACGTTGAAGGTTTTGCATCCGTTGCATTCCCCATCGTTCGCCGCGTTTTTGGTTCTTTGATCGCTAACGATCTCGTTAGTGTTCAACCGATGAGTCTACCCAGTGGTCTCATCTTCTTCCTTGATTTCACGTTCCAACGTGATGGTCTTGGACCCGGCGCTGGCAAGTCACTTTACGGTGGCGATGTTGTTGGTCAGGCGGTTACTGGTGGTGTCGATTTAACTGGCGATGTTGGAACAAACGCCGGTCAATTTTATAACCTAACTAATGGTTATTCCTCACCTTCAGCGTCACACACGTCAACTCATTTGACCATTCTTTATTCTGGTTCTTATGGAGCAGATAAAGATGCTACATTTGACGGCGGCATTAACCAATCTGGTATCACACAGGCTCACTTGGATAAAGTTTATAGCCTTCTACAGTATGATCCTGCGTTTACGTCTGGTACTACTAACTTTGCTATTGGTACTATTCCAAAAAGTCACCTTACTGGTGCTACTAATGGAACTGGAATGAATTTCGATGACCTCACAGCTTTGAAGATTTCGAATAGTTCTTCGGTGCATCACCTTCGTCGTTTGACACAATTTAGTTCTTCAATCGGTGCTTCCGCAGATCGCGGTAGTGCTGATGTCTTGGTTGTTGTTGCTGCTGACGGTGTATCCGCTAATGTTTGTGCTGAAGTACTTAAAGGCCCTCAAACCACAGCAAGCTTCGCAATTGTTGATAACTTTGGTGCTGCCGGTAAAGCGTCAAGTGGCAATGCTATCGGCGCTGTTGTTGGTCAAGATGACTGGGGCTTGGAAGACACGTCAAACATCCCCGAGATTAACTTGAAGGTCGATTCGGTGTCAGTCACCGCAATGACTAAAAAGCTCAAAGCAAAGTGGACTCCAGAACTTGGTCAAGACCTCAACGCATACCATAACTTGGATGCCGAGGTTGAGCTTACTTCGATCCTTTCTGAGCAAATTGCTCTTGAAATTGATCGCGAGATCCTCACAGACCTTGTTAAAGGTTCTACAGGCGCTACTTACTACTGGTCACGTTCCCCCGGTTTGTTTGTAGATAAGAAGACTGGTAATGAGAAAGGTGCAGCGTCTGCTGCTCCTGACTTTACTGGTACTGTTTCTGAGTGGTACGAGACTCTTGGCGAGACCATCAATGATGTGTCCGCTCAGATCCATCGTAAGACTCTGAGAGGCGGCGCCAACTTTGTTGTAACTTCCCCGGAGGTTGCCAACATTCTTGAGTTCACAAGCGGATTCCGCGCTAACGTCACTCACGACGATAGCAAAGGTACTGCTGGAACCCAACAAGTTGGTTCTTTGAGTAAGCGTTACGACGTCTATGTTGATCCTTACTTCCCACGAAATCTTGTTCTCGTAGGTCGTAAAGGAAGCAGCTTCCTTGAGAGTGGTTATGTTTACTCTCCTTATGTTCCACTGCAAGTTACTCCCACCATCTTTGGTGTGGAAGACTTCGTGCCTCGTAAGGGTGTCATGACCCGTTATGCCAAGAAGATGGTTCGACCCGATATGTACGGTCTTGTCATTGTTCGCGGTATGCTCGGTGAAGCAGGTGCGACTAGCTAATTTTAGCTAACTGATTGTAACCAATCGTGATAAGCCCTGGCCCTTAATTGAGCCAGGGCTTTTCTTTTGTCTAATTTAAAAGCGCTGTATTGAAAACTATCCTATAGACTACTTATCCTACCCATGTTTTAATGACATGATTAAAATGGTAATTCCAAGGGAGGGATAATACTATGGGAACAAAAAGAGTAGGTTGGGCTAGAATTAAAAGCCTAATCAATGAAAATAAAAATCAATTGAAATTTCTAAAAAGGCAGTTGTTGGCTGTTAGCGCAGCAAAAACTTTAACTGCTAACGATTCGGGAGCGCTTATCCACTGGACACACGGTTCAGCGCATGATATCACGCTTCCAGACGCAGAGGTTGGTCTAAACTATACCTTCATGTTGATCGCAGGAGCCGCTGCCAATCACCACATACTGTCGCAAACCGCCGATAAGTTTTATGGCAAAGCGGTTGTACTCAGTACTACAGCCGATCAGTTTCTGGTCCAGGTCGTCCTCAAGGCTTCTGGATTGAATAAGGTCTTTATGCATAAAACCGGCGCCACTTCTGGTGGAGACGCAGGCGATACTGTTACGGTTACTTGTAACGAGGCAGGGTTTTGGACCACTCAGGCCAACCTGATCACCACACACGCGAATCCAGCAAGCATTGCTACTTTCACGGATTAAATTGATCAAGATTAATAACATTGAGTTCCTCGCCCCATTTGGGGCGAGGTGCTTTCTTAAAACCTTTTAACCTCAAAATACTATATTTCTGAACATTGTTGACGACTACTTATTTATAGAGACCGACAAGTGTTATACAACATTGCTGTCGTGAGATCCAGGAGGGTGATTTATGAGTGATTTGGTGGATAGACGTTCTTATATTAGTTGCTCTTTTTGTGGAAAAACCAGCGACGAAGTAAAAAAGATTATAACTGGCCTTTCGGTGCTTGCCAATATTTGCGATGAGTGCATAATACTTTGTCACGAAATTATTGCCAAATCAGCAGCCAAAGAGGGGCGAATCGCAAAAGTTCTTGAACCTGCTGAAGAAGATTATAACCTTTTATCCCCAACAGAAATTAAAGCAAAACTAGATGAAACGGTTGTAGGGCAAGAGCGAGCTAAAAAAGTCCTATCAGTGGCGGTATATAACCACTTCAAGCGAATAATGAGCGTGGAAGACACTGATGATGTGGAGATTAAGAAAAGTAATGTATTGCTGATTGGCCCAACGGGTACAGGCAAAACTTTGCTTGCTCAATCCCTTGCAAGGGTCTTAGAAGTCCCCTTCGCATCGGTTGACGCCACAAGTCTTACAGAGGCAGGTTATATTGGAGAGGATGTGGAAGTTGCTCTTGCTAGACTCTTAGATGCCGCAGGAAACAGTATCCAGCGAGCGCAAAAGGGCATCATATATATCGACGAAATGGATAAGATTGCCTCAAAGGTCTCGCGTGGCGGAACTGCTCGTGACGTTAGCGGAGAAGGTGTGCAACAAGCGCTCTTAAAGATACTCGAAGGTACAGTAGTAGACGCCCCACCCAAAGTAAAGGGTAAAGAAGGCACACCCATCGACACTAAGAATATTTTATTTATTTGCGGCGGCGCTTTTGTCGAGTTAGCAGATATCATCTCCGAAAGAGAAAGAAAGCAAAGCAACGTTAAAACTCTTGGGTTTGGAGCAGTAGTGAAAACAAGAGATGAGGAACCTTCGACCGGCGATGTTCTAGCCAAAGTTGTAACCACTGATCTAGAAGCTTTTGGTCTGATTCCAGAGCTTATCGGTAGAATCCCAATAATCACTACACTCACCGAACTTAGCGAAGACATGTTAGTGGATATATTAAAGACACCTAGAGACGCCATCATCAAACAATACCAAAAATTGTTTAAAATAGATGACATTAAGATTGACTTTAGTCCAGCTTCTCTCAGAGCCATAGCAAACAAAGCTATCAAACTTGAATGCGGCGCACGCGGCTTACGTTCTATTTTAGAAGCATTACTTCTCGAAGTGATGTTTAAGCTACCAAACTTGGGAACAGACAAAATATCTGTTAAGAAGCATCATGTTGAAGCTGATGACGGTGCCCAACTAATCCTCTCAGAAATATCAGGCATCAACTAGGCAGCGAAAGTCTGACTTTCTTTTTCTAAATAACCATTTAACCCCAAAAAGCCACATTGGCCAGAAATAGCGCGGCCCCATTTTTTGAGATTTTGAATTTAAAGCACTATTTATAACATCACTCAAGGAGAATCAATCATGGGAAAGAAAAGAAGATTAATTGCGAATCCGCAAAAGTTCGGAGCAAAATACAAAGCTCACCCAGCATCACCTAAAACTACAGACGTAACCGAAGAACCTGTCGCAGAACCTGTCGCAGAACCTGTCGCAGAACCTGTCGCAGAACCTGTCGCAGAACCTGTCGTAGAAGAAGAGGTTATACAGGCGCCCACTTTAAAAGCGCCCCCGAAGACCAAAACAAGCGAAAAGGCCGTCCCCAAGCCAGCATACCAAAAGGGCATTAAAAAGAAATCAACCAAATAATATTGAAAAGCCATTTGATTTTGTTTTCGACTAATTATTGAGAGGAGATTTAATATATGGCTTTACCTACACTGAGACCTGCTTCTAAGACAAGCGCTGTAATACTCCCTTCAGCGAGTTTACCAAGCGAAGCCGAAGACGCAGCCTTCCCCTTCTCTGTTTATACTGAGGATAACTACTTCTTGTCAGGAGCGTCTGATCAAGTCGCATATACCTATAAAAAACTGGGCGGCGACGTATTAGATATTGAGCTTACCAAAGAACAGGTCTATTCAGCTTATCAAGAGTCCTGCCTGGAGTATTCTTATCTTCTCAACCTGCACCAAGCCAAAAATAGTCTAACTGACCTTTTTGGAGCAGAAACTGGCTCGTTCAACGAAGACGGACAATTGCAAGCTGGTCAAAACCTCTCCGGTTCGGACATCGCATTAAAATTTCCAAAATATATGTTTACCTACGCCAGAAGAATGGCTCATGGACTTTCCACAGAAGCAGGTTTCGGAGGGACAACACAGATATATTCAGCAAGTTTCGATGTTCGCGAAGGAGAGCAAGATTACGATCTACAAGCCATTGTTTCCTCTTCGGCAGCCAATACCTCCAGTTTGCCTTATTACGGCAAGGTAGGAGACAACCGAATCAATATAACCAAAGTTTATTACAAGACTCCACAGGCTATGTGGAGGTTCTATGGTTATTATGGCGGCTTGAACGTAGTGGGCAACTTATCTAGCTATGGCCAGTTCTCAGACAGTTCCACATTTCAGCTTGTTCCCACTTGGGAAAATAAAGCTCAGGCAATGGCTTTTGAGGATGCCATTTATACAAGAAATAGCCACTATTCATACGAGGTAAAAAATAACAAGATAAGGATCTATCCAAAGATTACTATTGTTGGTCCCAAGAAGTTCTGGATTCAGTTTTATGTGGATTCTAAGACTCCTTGGGCAGATGACGGTATGAATACGGGTACAGACGGCGTTAACAATATTAATACGCTTCCGTTTGAAAACATTCCTTATCAAAAGATCAATTCTATCGGAAAACAGTGGATTAGAAGATTCGGTTTGGCTCTCTGTAAAGAGATGCTGGGCAACATTAGGTCTAAATTCACCACAATACCGATTCCTAACACGAGTGTAACCTTAAATGGCCCAGCGCTGCTTACACAAGCGGCTACAGAACAAGAGAAACTGAGAGAAGAGCTTAAAAAGGTCTTCGATGAACTTACATACGCTAAGATTGCTGCTGCTGATGCTGAAGTGGCTGATGCGGTCAACAAGCTTCAAGTAAAGATTCCAAATTTGATTTATACGGGGTAATATGAGATATGTCAGACAAAAAAAACAAATGGTCGCAACCAGATCAGCCGCCCCCTCCTCTATTCTTAGGAGAGAAAGAGCGTGATCTAGTAAAACAGGTCAATGATGAGCTTATCGAGCGAGTCATCGGCCAAGCCATTATGTACTATCCCATTAGCACCGTTCATACCGACTTCCATCCGATTTATGGAGAGGCCATCGAAAAGACATATTTAAACCCAATTCGTATTTATGCCCTGGTACAGTGGGGCGGCTATACCACAGAAGTTACAAACTTTGGTGTAGATCGTCGACCAAATCTTATAGTTAACTTCCACCGACGACGATTAACGGAGGACCAAAATGTCTTCGTCAGAGAAGGCGACTTCGTTCAGTATTCTGACTCGTTTTTCGAAATTTTAACTTTAACTGAACTCAACCCAATGTTTGGCCACGAAGAACACTTTGTGGAGATCCAAGCCAAGTGTATTAAAGCAAGAGAGGGACTATTCAATGGCAAGTGATGATTATACAGGCATAGAAAATGCCGATGAACTATTGAGCAATCTTGAAATAGAACCCTCAACGCTGGAAAATATTGATACGGCCATGTTCAAGTTTGTAGACGAGAGCCTCAATATCTTTGCAACTCAAAACAGTGGCTTCAAAAAGGTTCCTGTGATGTTCGCCACAGCCGAACGTGCCTTCTTAGTAAAAGAGGAAAGAGCAGTTGATACCCGCGATAACGACGGTACTTTGCGCTTCCCGCTTATTAGTATAGAAAGAACATCCCTAGAAAAGCCTGGAACAAAATCAAGCACATTCGTTGGCCCCTCTTCTCTTTTTGTAGATCCAATCCATGGCGGTTATGTTCAGATCAATAAGAAAATTGTACGCGACAAGACAAACAACTTTGCGGTAGCAAACAATACTAAAGACATAAACGGTGTACGTCGCACTCCTGACGGACAAGCTTATTTCCCGAACAAGGAAGACAACAAAGAAATTGTTTTAGTTAGCTATTATCTGCCTCGACCAACAACGGTCAATATGAAGTATGTCATTACGCTAAAAAGCAACTATATACAGCAAATTAATGAGATGGTCACGCCCTTTGTAACAATTGGCGGCTATTCTAAGGGATTCGTTATTTCTAACAATGGCCACCGATACGAATCTTTCATGGACTCCGCTTTTGGCCAAACAAACAATGTCGCTTCGTTTGCAGACAGCGAGCGCATTTATACCACCACAATCAACTTTAATGTCGTAGGATATTTAATGGGCGAGAACAATAACCAGATTCGCCCCAAAGTAATCAAAAGAGAAAACGCAGTCAAGGTCAAAATACCTCGCGAGCGCGTTATTAGTGGGGACATCCAAGACTTTGACCCTTCCAGTGGCTTTTACCGAGATTGATAAAGCACTTTGACGAAAACAAAACTATTTATTAAGACATTACATATGATTTTGAGAAACCTGTAAGGAGAATTATTTCATGTCTTCACGAAAATTTAAATTTATTTCACCTGGAGTTTTTATCAACGAAATTGATAGATCTCAGATGCCTGGACTACCAGGAGATATCGGCCCTGCCCTCATCGGTAGATTCGAAAGAGGCCCAGCCCTAAAACCGACTCAAATCAACTCATTTGAGCAGTTTGTTGAGGTTTTCGGCAAACCGATTCCCGGTGGACAAGGTGGTGATGTTTTTCGTGATGGTAACTACACAGCCCCAACTTACGCTGCATATGCGGCCCAAGCATATCTGAGAAATAACGCTCCCGTAACAATCATACGACTTGTTGGCGATACCAACAAAGACGCAACCGGCGAATCAGCTTACGCTGGCTGGAAAACAGATAATACAACACCAAGCACAACCGCCACATCAAACGGCGGCGCTTTTGGCCTTTTCGTGGCCGAGCATGGCAATTTGACGATGACCACTCAAATTGCAATGAGCGGAGTAATGGAACTCAGCGACGCTACAAATTCAATTGCTTTAAGCGGCGGCATCTCTGGAACCGGCTCACTCGTCGTCATTACCGGCTCGGCGGCCAAAGACCACTCCGGCGCTTCAAAACTTGGCTTTTTTACTGGTTCGGCAGCAATCGGCGGCGTTACTAATTATAACATTGCCACTAACATTGCCAATGCGATCAACAGTGGAACACTCACCACCAGTTCTCCAAATTCCCCAGCGCACGGATTTACAGCGACCGCCACTTCTGGAAGTTTTTCTGGATTAGTGACAATCACCTGTCCTTTCGTAGATTCTTCTATAACTCTTAGTTCTTCTGGTGAAGCCCAACTCGGTGATCCATCCGGCACAATGCAACTTACAGGCGCAACTGATTCTATACTTGTTGCCAATAATGTCTCAAGTTCTTTTACGGGTAGTTTTATTGGCTCTGGAACCCTTGCTGCTGTTTGGTATCTTGACCAAGGAACGATTGCTTTGTCTGGTACAACCCTTGGAAGCCATGGAGTAACAAAAAGTACAGCCAGCGCCGGTATGATGATGCGCCCAGTAGACCACAATAAGACATTTAAAGCCGTCATCACAAATAACGGCTCTACCATTGTAGAGGAAACTTCCTTTGACTTTAATATTAACTCTCCTCGTTATATTCGTAAGAGATTTAATACTAACCCAACGCTTACCAACGACACAATTGTTGAAAACACTGAAAGCTATTTCCTTGGTGAAACATACGAGGGTTACGTCAATGACCAACTCACGCAAACCAGCAAAAGCAACGTTTACGGCTGGATTGCGCCCTTGAACACACCCGACAACACAACAGCAGTCGGCGGCGACTTCAAGTTCAGTTATGGTAAGATGTCCAATGGACAAGGCGCTTTGGCAAAAACTGGTTGGTTTATCTCGCAAGATTTGTCAACGAATTACAGTAGTTACGACCCTGCGAACATGACCAAGCTTTTCCGCCTCGTTGGTCGACTAACTCGCGAAGACGTACAAAGAAAGGTTAAGATTTCGATCAAAGACCTTCGCAAGTCAAGCGATCCCACAAGCGAATACGGAAGTTTTACAGTTGCCCTTCGCGACATCAAGGATACAGACGCTGCTCCTGTTTATATTGAGCAATTCAACAACTGTAACCTAAATCCGGCCTCCGACAATTATGTTGCCAAGAAGCTTGGTGACAAGTATGAAACTTGGGATTACGATTCTAAAAAATATAAAGAGTACGGTGATTTCCCCAACAATTCTGATTACATTAGAGTTGAGGTCGCTGCTGATGTAAGCGATGCGGTCACTAATCCCGTCCTGCTCCCATTCGGCGTCTTTGGGCCTCCCCAGTATATTGGCTACCAGTCCTCGCCAAGTGGCACTTTGCTTACTTATAACGGCGGCGGCGCGATTGCCTCAACCGGAACATTTGTAACTAAAGGTTTGGCTTATGCGGGTACTGCTGACACAGCTAACGATAAGAATGTTGCTTACACAGGTTCGCTTATGTCGGCCCTCGCCACTAAAACCACATTCCCCGAACTTCGTTTGAGAATCTCAAGCTCGGAAGGTTTTGTTATTGACCCGACAGATGCCTTCTTCGGCGCAGACACAACTTATAATTCTAATGAGTTTGACAAGAGCACTCTTGACGTTCTTCGAGCAAAGCCTGATACTATTGCTTCTCATGTTGCCGATAACGAGACCACAGAGAATTCTTGGGTATTCTCGCTTGACAACGTTAGAAACGCAAATGTTTCTTCCTCTATCGCTGCGGGAGATGCGGCGGACTATTCAGGCGGCTACTCAACCAACGCAGTTTATGATGTCTACGCTCGAAATTATTCATTGGCCTATAACAATCACGAAGCTTCCGCAGGCGGCACGAATGTGCCAACTAACTCAGCCACAGCTTCTTACGAAAATGTATTAGAAGCTGGTTTTGATAGATTTACAACCTGCTTGCACGGTGGTTTCGATGCTTTGGACATTACAGAGCGCGAGCCTTTCCGCAATACTTTGCTGGACGGCAAATCAGAAACAGGTAACTATGCTTATAATTCACTCAACGTGGCAATCGATGCACTTCGAGATTCCGAAAGAACTGAATTTAACTTGGTTGCTGCTCCCGGTATTACTAACAACAGCCTTAATAGCAAACTTGTTAGAATGGCCGAGAGTCGTGGAGATGCCTTGGCAATTATTGATCCTCAAGGTGGGTTTGTTCCGAATACAGAGGGAACCGATACAATTGAAGAACGAATCGGCACTGTAGATAGTACCGTCGATAATATGCAACAAAACTTGAAACTAAATTCAAGCTACGGCGCTGCTTATTATCCTTGGGTACAAATTCGCGACAACATGAATGGAGCTACTTTGTGGGCACCAGCCTCAATCGCAGCCATCGGAGCACTTTCGTACTCTGAGGCAGTTTCTGAGCTTTGGTTCGCTCCCGCAGGGTTTACTCGCGGTGGACTTTCAGCCAATAACGCTGGCGGTCTTCCCGTAATTGGAGTACGCCAACGCCTCACTTCAAAAGAGCGCGACAAACTGTATGAAAATAATATTAATCCCATCGCAAGCTTCCCAGCGGAGGGTATTGTCATCTTCGGTCAGAAGACGCTTCAAACAACGCCTTCTGCCCTTGACAGGATTAACGTTCGAAGACTAACCATCTTCCTGAAACGTGAAATCTCAAGAATTGCGGCTACGCTCCTATTTGACCAAAACGTTCAAATTACTTGGAACAAATTCCGTGGCCAAGCCGAGAGATTCTTGGGTGGAGTAAAGTCTGGTTTAGGACTGACCGACTATAAGGTCATTCTGGACGAGTCGACAACAACGCCAGATCTTATCGATAGAAACATTCTTTACGCTAAGATCTTTGTCAAACCAGCAAGAGCAATTGAGTTTATTGCTATCGACTTTGTGATCACTGATAGTGGAGCATCTTTCGATGATTAATAATCTTAGCGACTATTTAAAATTAGAGATTAAGGAGACCTTTTAAAATGGCATTTTGGAATAATAGCGCAATCGAGCCTAAGAGAAAATTTAGATGGCTGATGTATTTGCCAGTTAATTCGGCTGACCCAAACGCACCCGCAATTCAGAC